AACCGCAGTTGGAGTTCTGCCGCTAAAATAATAAACTTCTTGATAGTTCTGATAAGCTCCTGTTTCGATTGTACCTTGAGCATCAACAAAAGTATTAGTAATGATCTTAGTAACAATACCTAACTGTTTAACCTTAGCTGGAGTAGTGATCCAGATAGGTGTTGTAAATTGCATATTACAAATATCAATATCTTGTTCAGTACCTTGTGGAATTGAACGATTAGTAAAAGTCATATCAGTTAATTCAATAGTACTTAAACTAGTCCAATCTAAATAATTGTCGGTAGTTTGTAACTCTAAACTAGGACGAAATAATACTAGTAACTGCTCAATAATTTGTAATTTTTGATCTGTGTTTGTTGTCCATAGATCTGAAGTCAACACTAAGTTGTAAGGAACTGGCATTAGGCGTTCCACAGTATAGTTTTCGCCTTGAACATTAATATATTCTTCTAAGCCGGTTTCTGGATTAATCCAAGTATCACGTTCTCTAATTTGTACCTTACTGATATGCGTAGGTTCTTGTAATCTGTTACGTGCGATTTCTAAATTCTTAATATTACAAGCAATAAACGGGGCACTAGGAATAGTATTTTCAATGTTCTTTCTTTGCGCTAATGCCGCTTGACGACTCATATCGCCGTAGCGTACTGGAATTTGTACTAAATTTCCTTTGGCATCTTTATAGCTAAAGTTGCTCATTAGACGCATGAACTGAGTTAAGTATCGACGGATTTGACCGTCATAAAAATATTCCATTAATTATCTGCCTTGGGACGTAATGCTTTACTTAGTGCTTGGCGCTCTGGCACCACCTTACCTGCGATTGTAGCAGTAGTGGTGTTGTTAATAAAGCCAGTAACTTGTGTCTGACGTGTTTGAGTATTAGGAGTTGTTTCGTTACCATCTCTAGGAGTATTAGTAACTTCCATACGAACATTGTCTTCGTATTTTAACCAATGACTTCCGTCAAATCTAAACAGACGATTTGGAAAATAATCTGTTCGTAAATGGAACTGTCCTAGGATAGGATTTGAAGGATACGAAATACCAAAGGTATAAGGAGCTCCGTTTGGAGGTGTGCCGTCACCAGTTAGATACCCCACATAATAATCATGTCCTGGGCTACGTAAGACAACGCTAGCATCAATAGAACCTTCTGCGGTTACATCAACGTTAGTATCACTTACGTCCTCAATATCTAACAAACCTTTATCGTTTGTTGGAATAACATAATATGGTGTTGTATCATATCCACTACGTGGCAAGTCCGCTTCTGCCTGAGCAAGAACAGCATTGTTAGTGGCGATAGCACTATTAACAGTTGACAATAGATCTCTAATGGTTTGATTTGTTGAAACTCCGTTAGCATCAAGTTGTTCTTGATTAAGGATTTCACTAAACTCTTGACTGTCAACCATCGGTGTACATTTAATTCTTAAAATATGAGGATACCATGTTTGGCTGAATCCCATACTAGCACGTGTTACTTCTTGTACAACATAAAAACGTTTAAGAGCGACCATAGCATCATCTAAGGCATACTCGTCTTTTAAGTGAGGTAATTCAAATACATCACCGCTCATAACTTTACGACCTAATAACGCAACACTAGAACTTAAATGTACGTTAATAAAAATTGTGTCATTCTGTAAAAATATACCAAACTGACTTAGATTAAAATCTAAATCTTGCATTTGATAAATTGCTCTACAAACATAAACATCCGATGAATAATGTCTATCACGGTTTTCCATGAATAGAACATCTTGTATTCCTAGTTCAGGAATAGGATTAGTATTAACAGGAATACTAGGGCTAGATTCGCCTGCTAGCGGATCTACAGGACCTAAGTATTTGTGAATATAGATATCAGTTCCGCCGACCTGAAATTGCTCGTTTATAACACGATCGAGGAATCTAAAATCAGCGCCTTTTTCCGGCTTGTACAGAGAGAGTCTTGGCATAGTAGTATATTTATCGCTAAATAAATGTATGAGTGATCAAGAAACAGCCCGTCAAGAAATCGTTGAATACATCAAAGCTATGCTAGGCGATGGCATGATTGATGTTGAATTAGACCCTAAACACTATAATATTGCTATTGAGCGTGCTCTAGCAAAATACCGTCAACGTAGCTCAAACAGCGTTGAAGAAAGTTATGCGTTTTTAACCTGCGATCAGGACGTAAACGAGTACACGCTAGCACCAGAAGTTATGAGTGTTCGCGAAATATTCCGCCGCAGTATTGGTAGTAGAACAGGTGGTGGCGATACCGGTACTCTATTTGAGCCGTTTAACTTGGCCTATACAAATACATACTTACTGAGCTCAAGTAATATGGGCGGATTAGCTACATATTTTGCGTTTGCTAGCTATCAGAATTTAGTGGGTAAAATGTTTGGTAGTTTTATTAACTTTACATTTCACCCTACAAGTAAGAAATTAACACTAATGCAACGTCCACGCGGACAAGAAACATTATTGTTATGGGTAACTAACCATAGACCAGATTTTGATTTAATTAAAGATCCATATGCTGGTATTTGGATTAAAGATTATGCTACTGCGCAAGCAAAGATAATCTTAGGTGAAGCTCGTGAAAAATTTGCTACTATTGCTAGTCCTCAAGGCGGTACAACGCTAAACGGTACTACATTAAAAGCAGAAGGTGCTCAACGCATTTTAGAATTAGAACAAGATATATTGAACAACATGACCGGTGAAACACCTATGTGGTTCGTAAGAGGATAATATGAAGATACGTGATTTGATGACAGCATTACATGAAGGCAAAGGCCGCACTAATTTGTCTCCGTCTGCGATTGATGCTGTTCCTGGTGCTCAACGTTGGGATGCCTTAGATAACAGTAGTCCGTATCACGCATATCGATTTGGTGTTGCTCTAGCAGGAATGCCAGACTATCCGATGAACTTAGAAGGTCCATCCGGACAAAAGATGGTTACTCTTTCTTATTCTGAAGTAGACGATGATATTATTAGAGCAACAGGTCGTCATCTAGGATTTCAAGGAATAGTAATGACTCCAAGAAACAGTCAAGAACTCAGCGACACTGACACCGTAAGTCCAGTATCGAACTGGAATAAAAAATCAACCAAAAAGAAAGCCAAAAAAGATTGACCTTGTAACTAAAGTGTAATAAAATATAGTATCACCAGGGGATACTATGATTATTGGCTTTGTAGGTTTTATTGGTTCGGGCAAAGATACAGCCGCGGACTATCTTGTTAACTTCCACGAATTTAGACGCGATTCATTCGCAAATACACTTAAAGACGCAGTCGCCGCAGTATTCGGCTGGGATAGAACACTACTTGAAGGTCGAACTAAAGAAGCTCGCGAATGGCGTGAACAACAGGATGATTGGTGGACTAACCGTTTAGACAGAGTCATTACTCCGCGCTGGGTTTTACAGTACTGGGGTACTGAAGTTTGTCGTCAAGGATTCCACGACGATATCTGGATTGCTAGTCTAGAAAACAAAATGCGTAAAACAGGTGATAACATTGTTATTTCAGATGTACGCTTTCCTAACGAAATCAAAGCTATTCATAACGCAGGCGGCATTGTAGTGCGTGTTAAGCGTGGTGAAGATCCTGACTGGTACCGCGATGCTTGCGATGTTAACGCTGGCGAAAAATGCTCAAATTATTCTGTAGCAAAAGCACGTATGGATGCCTTGAATATTCATGCTAGCGAAACTGCTTGGTGCGGACAGCCAATTGACGTAACTGTTAGCAACAATTCTACAATTGATGATTTATACAGTCAGATTAAAAGTCTGGTCGAAGATCCCCGCGAGTCCAAGGTAGCTTGAGTTTATGTAAAATGCGCTGACAGTTAGCGCATACTGTTTTTAAGTTAGCATACTTACAATTTGATGGATCGCCATCAACATAATAAACATTAAACTGTTCAGGATACTTGCCGGTGTAACTACATCGATCGCAAGTATCCTTTTTCTTATACCCAGCTAATTGCCATCTAGTAACACCGTCGGCAGACCCACGTGCGCAATGGTCGCACTTAGATCGGTAATATGGCTTACCGTTCTTGTAATAATTTACTGCTACCGGTCTTTCTCCGCATGTTTTACATAAAGATCTTATCATACCCGCCCTTTTAGGTGCCCTTTTCATAGGTATTTAACCATACAATTTTTGGTATAACCACTAAATACTTGTACACTAAAACCATAGTATGGGAGATGCATAGAATGGCAACATTAAATTCACCAGGCGTATCAGTTTCAATCATTAACGAGAGTTTTTATACTCCAGCGGCCCCAGGCACTGTTCCGTTGATTGTTGTAGCTACTGCGGCTAACAAAGCAAACGCTTCAGGCACAGGAACTGCACCTGGAACGATCAAGAGCAACGTAGGTAAAGTATGGACAGTCACAAGTCAACGTGATTTAACAGATACTTTTGGTACGCCGTTCTTTGAAACAGATAGTAATAGCAATCCAGTTAACGGCGGAGAACGTAATGAATACGGTCTACAAGCCGCTTACTCATTATTAGGAGTAAGTTCAAAAGTTTTCGTGGTAAGATCCGATGTTGATCTATCACAATTAAAATCAAGTAGTTCTGCTCCAACAGGTGCTCCAGCCGCAGGTAGTTACTGGGTTGATACAAGTAGCACTAAGTTTGGTATTTTTGAATGGGATGCGTCAACTTCCGCATTTAACCTACAAAAATTAACAGTAATTGATTCAACTAATGCCGCTCTTTACAGCGTAAACGGTAGCGGTACACAGCCTAAACCAAGTTTTGGTGCTTCAGGTTCATATGCGATCACTACAGACTTAGGTGACAGCAATGACTTATGGTACAAGAACTCCGACAGCAATTGGGTTAAAGTTGGTTCAAATGGCGAAACAGCTTTCGCAACTAACCAGAACGTTAGCACATTTAAATCAAATACATGGCAGACAAGTTACCCAGCAGTAGCAGGTACATACAGCAATCCTAGTTTTGCTCAAGCCGCTGGTAACATTACAATTAACGGTCAAGCTCCAATCGCAGTAAGTACAGCAAGTACAGTAGTTACTATTGCTCAAGCAATTAATAGCTCATTACATACAAGCGGTATTGGTGCTAAAGTTAATAGTTCTAGCCAATTAGAAGTGTATGTTGACGCATATCCAGGTTCAGTAACAATCGGTGGTACTGCTTCTACATTACAAGCATTAGGTATTACAGCTGGTAACTATACTGGCCCAGCATTAACTATTGCTCCGCACACACAATATCCTAACTATTCATCAACTACTCCGAGTGGTTCTGTTTATGTTAAAACAACTAGCCCGAATGACGGCGCAAGTTGGGTAGTAAAACAATATAACGCAAACACACAGGCATTTGTACAATCAGCCGCTCCAATTTATCCAACAGCAGAATCAGCAATTTACGCTATGGACAAAACAGGTGGAACACAATTACCAGTAGGTACATTGTTTGTTGAAAGCAATTTCAACCACGGTGATGGCTCAGCAAGTACAAACACAAACTTTACTCAATTAGTTGAGTTCCGTGTTCAGCGTCGTGCCGCAGTTAGCCCAACTACAGTAACAAGTACAAAGCTATCAGTTGCTCCAACATTACCTAACGGTGCTACATTAACTGTTAAAGAAACAGTAGCAGGCTCAACAAGCTATGCTAACGAAAAAGCTCTTACAATCACTGGTACTACACTAGAAGCTCTTGTAACAGCAGTTAACAGTGGCGGATTTACAAACGTTTCAGCTACACTAAACGGTGATGGTACAGTAAGTATCATCCACGCATTAGGTGGCGAAATTAAATTTAAAGATCCACAAAACATTTTAGGTACAGCAGGATTTAGCGCATGGACATTTAATCCAACTAGCGATGTTTGGGCAGGTACAACTAACTTCTATGCCGCAGGCACACATGAAGTCGACGGATACACTCATAAAGCAAGTAATTGGCAACCTCTAGTTTACACAGCTAGTTCTGTTGCTCCAAGTACAACTCCAGCAGATGGTACATTATGGTACAGTTCAGTTATCAACGAAGTTGATATTATGTATCACGATGGTGCTAAGTTTGTTGGTTATCTAAATGCTTTCCCAAGTTCAAACGCAACTGGTCCTATCGTTTCAGTAACACAGCCAACTACACAGACCAACGGTAACGCATTAGTTAACGGTGATATCTGGATTAGTTCAGGCAATGCTGATATGTATGGTCAAACAATTCATGTTTACAACGGTAATACACTACAATGGGAACTACAAGATCCAACAGATCATACAAGTCCTGAAGGTTGGGTATTTGCCGATGCTCGTTGGGCAACAACAGGGTCAAGCACAAGTGCTTCAACTATTGCCGCTCTATTAGCAAGCAATTATGTAGATCCGGATAGTCCAGATCCAGCGTTATACCCACGTGGTACACGTCTATGGAACACACGCCGTTCAGGTTACAATGTTAAGATGTTCATGAAAGGACATATCGACATTAACAGCAACAACGGTCAAAACATTCGCTTCAACAATGATCCGATGAATGGTTCTAACTCAACAACAGCGTACAGCGCAGATCGTTGGGTAACTGTAAGTCCTAACAGCGACTTCGGTGTAGGTACATTTGGTCGTCTAGCTCAACGTGCTTATGTTGTTAAAGAACTAAAAGCAACAATTGATACAAATCAAACTATCCGTGATACAGATACATTGATTTTCAACTTAATTGCTTGCCCAGGTTATCCAGAAGCAATTCAAAACTTAGTAGGCCTAAACAATGATCGTGCTGATACAGGATTTGTTGTTGGTGATACTCCATTCCGTTTACCAGCTAATGGTACAGATTTACAGAATTGGGGTGCTAACTCACATGGCGCACTAGACAATAACGAAACAGGCGCAGTGACATACAACGAATACACAGCTATGTTCTATCCAAGTGGTTACACAAACGATAACACAGGCAACTATATTGTTGTTCCACCAAGTCACATGATGTTACGTACAATCGTTAACAGCGATGCTAAATCATATCAATGGTTTGCTCCGAGCGGTATCCGCCGCGGTGTTGTTGACAATGCTACCGCAGTTGGTTATGTTGATTCAACAGGTGCTTTCATTCAGTCAGCACTACCAACAGGTTTACGTGATGTACTAGCAGGTGTTAAGGTTAACCCAATCGCAACACTAAATGGTTCAGGTATTGTTAACTTTGGTAACTATACTCGTGCTAATGGTTCTAGCGCATTAGATCGTATCAACGTAGCTCGTTTAGTAGCTTTCCTACGTCGTCAACTAGATGTATTAGTTCGTCCATTCTTGTTCGAACCAAATGATCAACTAACACGTAACGAAGCCAAGAACGCAGTAGAGAGTTTCCTATTAGAATTAGTAGGTCAACGTGCTCTATACGACTTCATCGTTGTTTGCGACACAAGTAATAACACACCGACAAGAATTGATCGTTCAGAATTATGGATTGATATTGCGGTTGAACCAGTAAAAGCAGTCGAATTTATTTACATTCCAGTTCGCTTGTTAAACACTGGCGCTATCAAGTCAGGTAACTTTGGTAACGTGAGTACAGGTCAATAAGAGAATGTTAAATATTAAGGAACAAGGAGCAATATAATATGTCAATTGCAAGTTTAAGCAAATTATCAGTACCGTTACCTCCAGGACAGAGTTCTTCGAGCCAAGGCTTGTTGATGCCAAAACTAAAGTATCGCTTTCGCGTTACTGTAGAAAATTTTGGTGTTAGCAAACCTACTACAGAACTAACTAAACAGGTAGTTACTGTTGGTCGTCCTCAGTTAACATTCGATCAAGTCGAACTTCATGTTTACAACAGCCGTGTAAAAATTGCTGGTAAACATAATTGGGAAGACATCCAATTGGTTGTACGTGATGACGTTAGTGGCGCAGTAAGCAAACTAGTTGGAGAACAGTTACAGAAACAGTTCGACTTCTTTGAGCAAGCTAGTGCTAGTTCAGGCATCGATTACAAGTTTACTACTAAGATCGAAATCCTAGACGGTGGCAATGGTGCTTTTGAGCCAAACGTTTTAGAAACATTCCAGTTACTAGGTTGTTTTGTAAAGCAAGCTCAATATCAACAAGGCGATTATAGCTCATCAGATCCAATGGATATTACATTATCTATTGCCTACGATAACGCAATCCAAACTGATGTATCAGGTAACCCATTAGGTATCGGTACAAACATTGGACGTACTATCGGTACGTTATCAACAGGTTAATAAACAAATACCCAATCGACATAGTCGAGTACAAAGTCGTCAAGACCCGGATAATACCGGGTCTTTTTTAATGGCTAAATATTATCATGCCCTCAATAACTGATTTCCTTACTCAAGTTGCTCAAGGTGTTACCCATCCCAAGGGCAACATGGCGGATTTCCAACATGCGAGTAATTTATACGTAGATGACGTATATGCTCTTACACCAAAGAATAGCTGGATTTATTATGTAAGTTTTAATATTAATCGAGATGCGATTAGTGAAGTCATGTGGTCAGAACAGCGTAGAGATGCCGAAGCTGGTATGTTAGTAAAATCAGCTGACTTACCTAAGTTTAATATTGATACAGAAGTAATGAATCAGTACAATAAGAAAACGTTAATACAAAAGAAAATAAATTATCAACCGGTATCAATGTCATTCCACGATGACATGAGCAACGTAACGAATAGCTTGTGGGTTAACTACTTTAGATATTACTATCGTGATACATGGTGGGGAACACAAGTAGGTGGGCTAACTGCCAATCCAGTAAAGCCACTTGGTTATCAAAATACCAAATATCAAACAGACAATATTGAAGGCGGCAAAGGAACTGATGCTCGCCAAGGTATTCACGGAGCATATGGTTTAAACAACAATCAAAGCGTACCATTTTTTAATAGTATTACTATCTATCAAATGAATCAAAAACGCTTTACAAGTTATTCATTTATTAATCCCTTGATACAATCTTGGGAGCATGATCAATTAGATCAAACACAAACTAAAACAGCATCAAGTAGAATGACCTTCCAGTACGAAACAATTTTTTACGGCGAAGGTGCTGTGTTCAAAGATGTTAATCCTCCCGGCTTTGCCACTTTCCATTACGATCGTGCGCCAAGCCCATTAAGTATATTTGGTGGTGGAACTGCTAGTGTATTTGGACCAGGAGGACTTGTTCAAGGAACTCAAGATATTTTTGGTGCTACTAATACATTATTATCCGGTGGTGCCGCATTTAATCCGTTGGCCGCAGTTAGTATATTCTCAGCAGGAACAAACTTAGTTAACAATGCTAGAAATATTACTTCAGCAGGATTAAAACAAGAAGGTCAAAGTCTTGTTAATTCGGCACTTAAAGGAGCAGTTAGTTCTGGTGGTGGTATTGCTGGCATGCTAGGCGGCGGGTTAGGATCATTAAGTAAATCATTAGGCTTTGGTCCACGCACTGGTACAATGTTAGTTGGTACTAATTTTAATCCAAGCTGGGTCGAAGCAACTCCGAGCGATGTTGCGAAGTCTGGTTCAGAATCAACTCCGCCAACAGGTAAACCATAATGACAAAATTTTATATTAATATTCCAAAAGAAACAACTAGTAATAGTGCGAACCTTACTGTTCAGAATTTAGACAACTATTATACAACCAACCTCCCAATGCCAGCAGGTGCGTTTGATGCCCTTAAAGGATTTTTTGAAGGTAACGGGTTTGGTGTTGTTGCGTCAGAAACTATCGCTCATATTATCTTTTATCAGGCAGAGATAGATGGGTACAATCCATTACAAGTAATTGAGAATATTCAATCATTAAGTTCAGTAGATCTAACAGCACTGGTTACTGAAATTTTAAACTTTAATAGATTTAAAACTAGCGTTCTAGGACTAAGTGTAAATTATTCTACAACTGCTGACGTTGCTAGAGAGATTCGACCTTGAGCTTAAAATATGCCAAGGGTCCCTACAATTTAAAAAACCCAGAGAAGTATATGGGATTAGGGACTCCGTATTATCGTTCAAGTTGGGAGTTAGCAGTCATGCGCATGTGTGACAACAATCCTAACATTCAACAATGGGCTAGTGAGTCAATTAAGATTCCTTATAGAGATCCTCTAACTGGAAAGCAAAGTATATATGTTCCAGACTTCTTAGTAGTCTATGTAGACAACAAACAAAACACCCATGCTGAGTTATGGGAAATCAAACCAGCAAATCAACAGATAAAAGAAAAGGTAGGAAAGAACCCCTACAATCAAGCGCAGTTCGTACGAAATCAAGCCAAGTGGCAAGTAGCTAATCAATGGGCCGCAAAGAATGGGCTTCGTTTTAGGGTTATAAACGAACACGATATTTTCCATACTGGTAAGAAATAAAATAAGTAATAGTATGACTAAGAAACTAGAAGAACTACTAAACATCAGTCCAGCAGAGGAAAAACCTCTAGAAAAGCCTCCAGTCGAGGCAATTCCTGCTCATATTGATCTACAAGAAAACTTAGCGCAATTTGACAAGATTTCAGCCGCTCTACCTACAGTAAAAGGCTTGGGCGATATGAGTGATACAGAACTAGATGCTTTAGCAAGTAAAGCAGAACAAGCATTTGACGATCTTTATGATCTAGGAATGAATGTAGAAGCACGTTATAGCACCCGTATGTTTGAAGTTGCGGGTAATATGCTCAATGCGGCTATTAGTGCTAAATCTGCTAAAATTGACAAAAAACTAAAAATGGTCGATCTTCAATTGAAGAAATTAGCCATTGACCAAAAGAACAACGCAAACAGCGACGGTGGTGTAGTTGCTGGTGAGGGATACGTGATTTCTGACCGAAATAGTCTCATAGCGAAACTTAAAAATATGGATAAATAATATACTGAGAAACTGATATGAAATCATTTAAAGAAT